CTGTGCCTTGAGGCTGTCGCGTTCTGCTTCCTTTCGGTCGCATAGACTTGAGATTGCTTCGATGCCCACCTTCAATGCAGCGCAGTCAGACTCCAACTCATCGACACGGGCGAGGAGGGTTTGAACATCAGCCCGTAGCTGAGTCTTTGTCCAGCAGGTCTCAGCCCGTGCGCGTATATCGTCTATATCATTCATCGGTGTTCTCCACTTCAACAAGGAGTGCTTGAGCCTCATCAGTTATACCAATGAACTCATACTCACTACGTCGCAGCATCTTAGTTGCGGCTCCAAGTACCGCAGCATCTCCTATCTTATTCATCCAACGTACCTCACTACGAGGGGTAGTAGTGAGGGAGATTGGTGTACCATTATGATACCCTACTATGTGTGCCTCCTCATCTGTCAACTGAACAACACAAGCGTACTCACCTCGGTGAGTGGTGTACTTAACAAAGTGGTATCCGTTATTCATACTTGTCCCTCGATAGACAACTTAGGATTAGACAGCTTAAGTTTGCTATCTCCTAAGATAGCGTTGCCACAAGTAACTAGACCGTCCTCTTCATCAAGAGACGGGATGAACACTAGTGTATCAAAGCCAGCCGACATCAGCTCTTCTTCAGGATACTTATATGGTAAGTAGCTGTCATATCCTGAGATAGTTTCAATGCCATTCTCAATACATGCATTGTTATTATGTATGGGTGTTACCTTACACATGAATTTTTCAGGGTCAAATAGAGTAGCTAAGTATGCGCCGTCTACCTCATTACCACTAGCATATGCGAAGTTAAGACAATACTTCCTACCAATAGGAACAGGGAGTTTGTCTGCTATAGCAGCGAACTCCTCTAGTGTTAGGGACATACCACCAAACATCTCTGTTCGCTTAGCCTCATCTGTAGTGTTGACACTAATTTGTAGACCAGCTTGTCCATTGTACAAATCATTCTTAATGCTACACCAGCGTTGCAGCCTACCTTCTAGTGACTTTAGTGCAGCAGGCAGAGACGTAGTAAGTACAGGGTGTAGTACCTCTACTCTCATAGGTAGGTGAGCCTTGTTATGGTACAGCTCTTCAGTCAAATCAAACACAGCGTTGTTAAAGATGGGGTCTCCCATCCTTGCATAGTGTATGTTGAGCCGCTCTGTATAGCCTACATTAGGGAACATAGACGCAGCGTTGAGTATCTGCTTGTGCATATCCTCAACCGATGCGTTACCACGGAAAGGTACGTTAGGTACATCACAGAAGTTGCACTTCATAACACACCCATACTGTGTGCTCAGTGTCATCACCCATTTCTCAGACAGTGGCATACAAGGTTGGTTAGCTACCCCTTGTATCTCTGAATTATATCCTAAGAAGTTAGCTTTAACATTAGCCTTCTTACCATAGTCGCCTATAGTGAGAGTCTCTAGCTTACCCTTACTATAATCATCTACAAGTAGATAGCCTGTTGGTAACTCGTACTTATCCATGACTTAGTGACTCCTTGTGTTTCTGCTTACGACTGTACTTAGTCTTATCTTTAGTAATACGACTACGAAATAAAGGCTGTGCAATCAAGGACTTAGCCTTGTTCACTCGTTTCTTTTTCTTCATCTCTCCTCTCTTTATCTTACTCTCACGTTGTTCGAGTAAGATAAAGAGAGGAGGATAACCTAACCCTTTGCTAGGTATCCTCCTCCTGCTGACTAGCGACCTTTAAGCACAAGGTGTTGAGTTCCCATACCATCCGTCTCTAGAACGTGCTTACATAGGAGGTCGTCACCAAAGCTGTCTGGCTAACTAGTCCAACTTTCCATCTACATTATTGTTAAATGTCTTCATTTAGTGACTCCTTTTGTTACTTGTTGTTGGAAATTTGTCGTTCGTACTCAGCACGGAACTCTTGTAGTTCATTAATGAGTTTGTCCATCATCTTAAGGTGCGCCTTTGCCTCAGCCTTAGCTTTAGCTGTTGAACCATATGCCATGAAGTCAAAGGTGACACTACGATTGCAGTCAGTTAGTGTTAACCGCGCATCCACACTAATAACCTTATTGTGGGTGGATTCCTTGCCACTCTTAAATGAGTGGATAGTACCGATAACACTACTATGGTTAGCATAGTTATTGACTGGGCGCAACCAAATGCGTCTGTTATATACTTGTTTGTTAGGCATCTACCTCTCCTATACGAGTGTAGCTTTAGCTATGTGACTAGGTTCAACCACTACGGTGTATGAGAAGTACCGAGTACCCTTATCGTACAGCTTAGCGTACTCTATCGTACCATTGTATAACTCCAGCCGTACAACAGCACCTTCGGTGTCACTAATGGATGCACCTTTCTCCCTAACCTGCTCAACTATCTCAGCATACACACTAGGATGAAACTTAGGGAGGCTACTGATATTAGTAGGGCAATACTGAGATGTTGTTTCATCGGGGTACTCCTGCTCTATTGCTTTCATAATGTACCATGCTACTGTCCATAGCACAGCTACTCCAAGTAATGACGCAATGAATGTTGCTAACATATTACTCTCCTTTGTATTTACCAAGACGGCTGACAATAGTTGCTTGTGACCACTGATGAGACATACCCGCTGATAGTCAACAGTAACATCAGCCGTTACCCCTAAGCACTTACTCCTAAGTTAATGACGTTGTCCATCATACAGCGTTGAGATGTGGTAGCTTACAGTCTACCATACACAGCTAGTCTTGGTGGGTCTGACAGGACTCGAACCTGTAACCAACCGATTATGAGTCGGTTGCTCTAACCAATTGAGCTACAAACCCTAACGCATTTCACCTAATCCGTAAAGAAAATTAATGAATCTCTTTTTAATATTTTCTTTATTAAATATATCTTTAAGTTTCATAACTTAACTCTTAAAATACGACGCGGTTTTGATACGGTAGACCGCGTAAACTACCATCTAGTGCAGGATTATAAAGGGTAGCTAGACTCTACCCTGCTGCTCACCTAACGGCGAGACACTAGTGTTCAAGTAACACAAAGATAGTACCCACTACAATGACAGTCAAGTAAAGGAACAACATCAGTTCACTGATGTAGGAGCAGGGAATTCAAGTACGTCTGCCTCCTCTCCTGAGTCACGCAGTGCAGTGACCTTAGTGATACCGAGGAATTCATCCGGTGTATCTTCGGCGAACTCCACTGATTGCACGGGGTACTGACTGAGAATATCCATGCCAACCATGAGGATAATCTTAGCTACCTCGTCATCAGTACGGACATCATTCATTGAGTCACTAGTGATGACTCGTTGAGTACCATCCTTCAAGTAACCAATGATTTTAAATGTGGGCATAATATCACCCAGAGTCTTAGGCTTATCACTCATGTTACCACCTCGCTGTATTAGTAGCCAAAGCAAGAGAGGCTTGTGCCTCTCTCACTACATTCTCTAAGGCAGTAGTCGCTGCCTTAGTACGTTCCTTATTGAAGCTCAGCAAAGACTGAGCTGCATTGAGTACGTTGTACTCCCTGCTATCAGGACAAAGGCTAGGGTTCTTCAACCTCACCAGTCTAATACCTGTATGTGTATTGACTACGTAGTGAGTGAACTTAGTACCAGTTTTAACTTCGAGTGCCATCTTCTGCTGGTCTTGATACCACAACGTAACGACCTTAGCCATGTCCGTTCTCCATAAGATAGTGGGAAATTAGTACCGAGTATTTCACAGTACCTATCGGTGTCAGTACCAACTACTCCAGCTGTACCCTACTATCCTAGTAGACTCGGATAGAGACAGCTATGGGTGAGCAGTTTTTCCTCATGCTCAGGAGGTACAGGAGTTCTTTAGAAGCCCTGAACATGGCGAGTAACCTCGCCAGTCGGAGCAACAGTGGCTACAAGGTAGCCATTCTTAACCTGCTTAACCTTGAGTGCATCGTTAATGAGCAGCACATCGCGGTTAGAACGCTGGCTGTAGACCCAGAAGATATTCTGGGAGCGACCTTTGTCTTTTGCCTTAGCGATGGCGCGGTTAACCTGAGCAGCACACATAGCCTTGAACTTGTCGGTACTCAGCACCTTCGGTGCTGTGGCACGGATAGACTCCATGTCAGAGGCATCAGTAGTTACTGACGGCGCTGCTAAAGCAGCGTCAGTGCCATTAGTAATGGCGTTAACCAGCAGGTCAAGCTTTGATTCAATAGAATCAATGCGTTCATTGGTAGATTTAATCGTTGCTTTAGGCATAGCCTTATCTCCATAAGAGTTGTTGTTGAAAGTGGGGTAACTCCCCGTAAGGTTTTAAAATAAATCTCTCTCACTTCGTTCGAGAGATTTTTTTAAAACCGTAACGGGAAGTAAACGGTCGGCGTTGTACTAAGTTACGCCTCCGCTGTTATACGGGTCATAGTCACCCGCTACGTGGTCTAGCTCAAACTTGTCGTACTCATCCTCTGGATGAGTGGTGCTGAAGATACCAGAGGGGACTGCCTCTGGCTCAATGTCTACGACATTAACCTCACCGTCAAGGTCAGGTACAAGTACCTGATAGGTGAACTTGTCGAAGTCACCTTCGGTGTCCAGATAGTGCGAAGCACTATGTTCGCAGGGAAACTCACGTTCTTCAATAGCAGGGCTATTGGGCTTGGTCTTATCGTAGATAAGGACTAGTATTGATTGCATAGCAATTACTCCAGAGAATTAACTTCGTTAATTAGGGCGGAGACAGTAGCTTACGCTACTGCTCCGTCGATGAATGACATTCCTCCGACTACTTCGTAGTCGTGACCGAACTGGAACTCCGTAGATTCTTCCAGAATCTCCGCAGCGCCAGCGTCTTCGACGCTATCAGGGTGCATTGGGACTACTCTGTAGTCCAGCCAATCCCGACCTCTGACAGCTTCGCTGCCAGCAGTAACAGCGCCACCTTCGGTGGCGGATTCGAGGATGTCAACAACGTGACCGGAGGTATCAATGATTTCAGCAGCATAAAGCATAGCTTTACTCCCGTTAGGGTTAAGAAAAAGGAGAGGCACAGAGTGCCTCTCCGCTGTAGCCTCTAAGAGAGGCTAATGTGAGTGGTTTCACCACTCTCTACGTCCTCAAGGAGCAACTCAAAGCCTTTAGGCTTTCCAGCTAGTTCCCGTAGCTTCTTTCCGAAGCTAAGGGCTTCCAAAGGACTCCGAAAGTACAGATTCTCGACTTCGTCGAGTTCATAGTAATCCTTTCCATCAACCTTGTAAAGGTTGGCATTAAGGAACGGAGCATCAGCAGCAATGCTGATGATAGCGGTGACTTTTTCCATTTTCTATCTCCTGTTTTGAGAGAAAAGAATTATCTCTCTTCACTACGTTCAGAGAGATTTCTTTTCTCGAAACAGGAGATAAACCTAGTCCGTAGGACTAGACCCCAGAGTCCGAAGGACTCTGACGTAGTTACCGTAGGTAACTATTGTGGCGGTGTCGGAAAAGTTTACACAGCAAAGTTGTGGCACGAAAACAACAAAATTAATTGCTTGAAATTCATCAACTTGCACCATTTTCCTCGTGTTATTTGAGATGGTGTTGTAATTTCACCACAAACCAATTTAGAACGGGTCTAAAGGGGGCTAGGGGAGGCACGCTTCGCGTGGTAATGCACGTTAATATTTTCTCACAGAAATGTTCAGAATCTTGGAATTAAATCAAGTTGAGAATCAACAGGTTACGAAATAACTGTGCTATTTAGCTTGACTTTCTCTTAAATATATGCTATACTATTACTACGAAGTAAGAAAAAAAGACCTCTTACTTCTAAAGATTGAAGTATAAATACTTCCCTCTTAAGAAATAGAAACATTAAATGGGCACAAATCTATTTAGTTAATTGACAATGAGAATCATTCTCAATTGGAACTAAATCAGTACTAATTGTGAACTATGTTCTCAATTTGTTGTCTAATAGTATGTAAGGGTGTATAAATTAACAAATTAGCTTTATGCAATAAAGGTAATTAAGATAATTAAATTAGATTATAGTACATTTAAAGACTCTCGTGGGAAGTTTCGCACGAAGAGTCTGTTCCTTCAATGGAAACGGGATAAGTATCCCGCCTACTTCACCCTCAAGGATGAGGATGAGGTGGTGGATGGTATCACCTACATCTCGTTCCGTCAGGCGTATCTCGACTGCGGTGACCCCACCGAGTACGAGCAAGCCATGGCTCTCACTGGAAGTGTAGAGCACTGGAAGACTTTATGTGAGTCTCCCTTCTTCAAGGAGCACCTTGTCAAGTGGAGACTAGAGCTTAAGGAGAAGCTCAAGTCCGAGCAAGTTATGCGTATGCAAGACTTGGCGGAGAATGGGAACGATAGCGTCAGGATTCAAGCCACCAAGTGGCTCTTCGAGTCCCCATGGGAGGAAGAGACTCCCACACGTGGTCGCCCATCGAAAGAGGAACGTAAGGCACATCTCAAGGTCATCACCGAGGATGAAGCCCACGTAGCCGAAGATTTAGCACGCATTAACATACGAGGACGATAATGGCTAAGCTAGACCTAGACGACATAGAAGCGGGATGCGCCAGCACAGGCACTATCAACGCGAACAACGCCAAGATTGAGGCAGCAATAGACGACTCCCTCAGTCTGTCGGGTAAGAGTCCCAATCAGTTCACCGCAGACGTGGACATGAACAACCAACGGATTCTCAATCTACCCGCAGCAATTAACGACGACGAACCTATCACGCTAGCCCAAGCCGGAAGCTTGGCTACCACAGATACCACTCTCACAGCAGATGTAATCGGCGGCTACCTCACTCCCGCCTACGTGTCCGACAACCTCCACCCCATCCACGCAGATGAATCAAGCGCTGGTTGGGTAGAGAACGACCTAGACCTCCAGTACTTCTACGGAGACTTCAGGCGTTACGGTGTAACCTCTCACGCCACCAACAACCAAGACACGGACATCAACAAGATTCTCGCAACCGGATTCTCAATAATCCGGGCACAAGCCGGGACCTACGTAGTTAACCTACTTAAGATTCAGGATGGTCAGACTCTCATCGGTGAGGGTCGGGACAACACAATCTTCAAGCTAGACGATGGCGCTTGGGACCTCACTACTGAGGATAAGACAGGTATCACCTACGCCACAGGCGCAACCTTCATAGGTATCCAAGACCTAGCCTACGACGGTAACGAAGACAACCAAACACAGTCAGTATCCCTCAGCTCCCGTGAACATGGCGGCGCGGGCATAGACCTTAGCACACGAGGACTACTGGGTACAGACCCAGCTCGAACAGCTCCCTCACGTGTGCGCATCGCAAACGCGTATGTGTACGATACGGTACACGAAGGTCTGGTAAGCTCAAGTACCTCAGACATTCGCATTGAGGTGGACAACCTAGAGATAGCCGGAGCCAACGCAGCTCCCGCAATAGACCTCCAAACAACCAAACGTAACGTAGTACGTAACCTTGCCCTGTCAGGTACAGCAGAAGGTTCGTACACGGACGCGTGGATTTCCGCCTCGAACACTCGCTTCGAGAACGTAGAACTTAACTCCCTCACAGCTAACGCAGACTACACCACACCCAGTGCGGTGTTCCGCGTGGACGACTACGCCAGCGTCATCGGAGTCACGATGGACGCGCACACAAACCTTAGCACCCTTGACACGTTCCTCGCAGTGGACGGCGGCAGGGTACTCTTCAAGGACGTGTTCCTCGATATGGACAACCTCATCGAGGGCGTGGTAACGGGCGACAGCTTCAGGTTCGTGTACGTGTCTGACCCCACGGACGTGAGCAGCGTCAGTCTGGATACGTTGACGTGGACAGGAGCTAGCGCAGGCGCACAGCTACTGGTAACGGCATCAGATACGGACGCGCTGAAGAACATCTATCTGGAAGACATAGTAATCGAATCGCTCGGCTCTGGCACAGCAGCCTCGGCAGACTCACTGTTCTACTTCGACAGTCCAGTACAGAACTTCAGCATCGACAATCTCAAAGCCCCGTCGAATTATTTCAGCGGAGCGTTCCTAGAAATCACGCACCAGTCCGCAAGTGCGGACACGTCCAAGCACTGGTCAATCGAGAACGTAGACTTCCCGATTACCACAGTAGAGCCACTGGAGTTCAACATCTCCAGTATCACTCTGGACAACAATGAAGTATATGCCTCTATGTCAATAGACTACACCACAAACACAGGCACGCGCACAGTAGGCGATGTGATGTTTGGGTATCTGGCGGATTCTGGTAAGTACTCCAACCACGACGGCTACGCCGCCATAATAGTTGACAATGGCAGTGCGGTTTCCTTTAACACTGGTATAGACTACGCCGTAGCCGCAGGTGAAGTAATGTACTTCATTAATCCGTTCCAGAGTATTCGTTTTGAGAACTGTAGCTTTGGGCAGTGGACAGCCGCTGAGGACACAGGTAACGCCCTGTTTCGCAACAACGAGTTCTACTTCAAGGGCTGTAAGTTCGGCAACTACGTAAGTGAAGCCTCCGGCTTGGCACGCATAACAAACCTACAGAGCACTCAGACCATTACGCACGGTCTCCCCTGCCGCCCTCGTAAGTTCAACATCGTTAGTACGGACAGCGACTTGTTGGTAAGCACTACGTATGGTAGTGCTATAGGAGCAGGCGATAGCGCAGATGCGCGTCGACACTTAATGCAAATGACATCCTACGCAAGCTTACTCACGGTGTTGTTCACCCGTGACGGGTCCGGTCCGACGACCGCACCGATGCACTGGTACGCCGAGATATAACTTGCCTAAGAAGTCAAACCACGACCTGATACGCGAGGCAGCAGAGCAAGACCTCTCAACTTTCATTAAGTTGGTTGCCCCGCACCGTGTACTGGGTGACGTACACGAGGAAGTTCTGACGTGGTGGACACGAGAAGACCGCAAGTCTCACCAGCTTGTACTGCTACCGCGAGACCATCAGAAGTCCGCAATGGTAGCTTATCGTGTGGCTTGGGAGATAACACGTAACCCAGCAGTTACGGTACTGTACATCAGTTCAACTCGTAACCTAGCGGAGAAACAATTAGGATTCATCAAAGACATACTAACTAGCGATATCTATAGGCGGTACTGGTCGGACATGGTTCACAAGGACGAAGGTAAACGGAAACAATGGACCGTTTCAGAAATCTCAGTAGACCACCCTAAGCGTCTGGAAGAAGGGGTACGAGACCCCACAGTGTTCACGGCAGGACTCACAACCTCCGTCACTGGTATGCACTGTAACATCGCAGTCCTCGACGATGTTGTTGTGCAAGAGAACGCCTACGTCAAAGAAGGTCGTGATAAAGTGAAAAGCCAGTACTCGCTTCTCGCTAGTGTAGAGACTACTAACGCAGAGGAATGGGTAGTAGGTACTCGCTACCATGGGGATGACCTGTATGGCGCGATGATGGAAATGCACATGGAGGAATACGACGAGTTCGGTAACGTAACATCGTCTACCCCAGTATATGAAGTTTTTCAAAGGGAAGTGGAAGATAGAGGTGATGGCACGGGCGAATTCCTGTGGCACAGACAAATGCGTATGGATGGGGCTTGGTTTGGCTTCAACACTGAGGTCCTCGCTAAGAAGCGAGCGCAGTACCTCGACAAGGCACAGTTCAGGGCACAATATTATAATAATCCCAACGACCCTGACAATGAAGCAATTGCTAGAAAGCTATTCCAATACTACGACCGTAGGCACTTGGATAAGCGAGGCAGTAACTGGTATTACAAAGAGGCACGGCTCAATGTATACGCGGCTGTGGACTTTGCATTTTCAATGAGAGACGAGGCTGACTATACAGCCATCGTAGTAGTAGGTATGGACGCGGATGGTAACATCTACATCCTAGACATAGACCGCTTTAAAACGAACAAGATTAGCGAGTACTACAAACACGTACTCGACCTGCACCAGTACTGGAACTTCCGCAAGCTACGCGCAGAGGTAACAGTAGCGCAGGACGCTATCGTAGAGTCACTGCTAGACCAAGTCAAGCGCGACGGCATACGTTTGTCAATTGACAAGTATCGCCCAACACGTAACCTAGGTACGAAGCAGGAAAGGATTGACGCTATTCTCAATCCTCGGTATGAGAACCTTGCGGTATTCCACTACAAAGGTGGACTAACACAAGAGCTAGAGGAAGAGCTGAGACAGCCACGACCTCGGCACGATGATATTAAAGACGCACTAGCAAGTGCGATAGATGTAGCCATAGCCCCGTCCGCTAACAAAGGACGTGAGCGTGTGGTACGCATTGATGTACATCCACGCTTCGGGGGCGTAACAGCATAATGACAAATAAGACTGTACACATTCAAGATATCACAGGTGAGCCTAAGCGGTTAGCCTCTGTTATCGCAACACAGCACCAGAACTATAAGTCCGCACGCTCAGGCTGGGAAGCCGAGCAGAAGGAACTGCGGAACTTTCTTTTTGCAACTGATACAACCAAAACCACCAATAGCTCTCTTCCGTGGAAGAACAAGACTACCCTGCCTAAGCTGACGCAGATACGCGATAACCTGCACGCTAACTACATGGCAGCTTTGTTCCCACACGAAGACTGGTTAGAGTGGACAGCAGTAGACGCTGATGCAGCTTCTAAAGATAAATCTAAGACCATCAAAGCGTACATGAAGAACAAACTAGAGCAGAGTAAGTTTCGGTCCGAAGTATCCAAGTTGGTGTACGACTACATCGACTATGGTAACTGCTTCGCAGAAGTAGTGCACGTAGAAGAGTTCACCGAGGTAGATGGTGAAAAGATTCCCGTGTACATAGGTCCTAAGCTCAAGCGCATATCTCCACTGGACATTGTGTTTGACCTTACGGCATCTGAGTTCAAGTCTGCTCCTAAGATTACCCGACGTGTAGTATCCCTAGGCGAGCTTCGCAAGATACAGAGCACCGAGGTATCGAAAGCTGGATGGATTGACGATGCTTTTAATTCTGTTTTTGAAAACCGCAGGGCTGTCTTACAAAGTTCTACGGAAGAAACTCTCAAAGCGGATGGCTTTGCTGTCGATGGCTTCGGTAGTATCTATCAGTATTACAACTCTGGTTTGGTTGAACTACTAGAGTTCGAAGGAGACATATACGATGAAGACTCAGATACACTACTGGAAAACCATAGAATCATTATTGCCGACAGACACCATGTCCTTTATTCTCAGCCATATAATTCTTGGCTCGGCAGAAGTAACAAGGAACATGTTGGCTGGAGACAACGTCCCGACAACCTAATGGCACAAGGTCCACTAGCAAACCTAGTGGGTATGCAGTACCGCATTGACCATCTTGAGAATCTCAAGGCGGACGTGTTTGACCAGATTGCCGTACCCGTTGTGTATCAACGTGGTGAGGTAGAGCCTTGGGCATGGGGTCCGGGTGAAAAAATCTTCGGTGACATTGACAGTGAAGTGTCAGTACTTCGTCCAGACTCAACCGCACTTAACGCGGACATGGGTATCCAACTGTTAATGAATCACATGGAGGAGCTAGCCGGAGCACCACGTCAGGCTATGGGCATACGAACTCCGGGTGAGAAGACAGCTTTGGAAGTACAGACTCTTGAGAACGCAAGTGGTCGCATCTTCCAGAATAAGATTACGTACTTCGAAGAGAACTTCCTAGAGCCTCTGTTGAATCAGATGCTGGAAGCAGGTCGTCGTAATATGCTTGAGCCTACTACGATTTCAATAGCTGACCCAGACTTCGCAGTACAAGACTTCGCAACTATATCCCAGAAGGATATCACTGGTAAGGGTTACCTCACACCGCGTGGTGCTAGACACTACGCACGTAAGGCACAGCTGGTACAGAACCTTGTTCAGCTGTATAACTCAGCCTTGGCTAACGACGAAGAAGTACGCAACCACATCTCAAGCGTGAAGCTAGCTCACATTGTAGAGGAGTTGCTGGACTTGGATAGGTTCGACTTAGTAGACGAGAACGTCCGTGTGTTCGAACGAGCAGAGCTTGCTAAGGCACAGAACGTAATTAACCAACAGGTTCAGGAAGAAGCCGAGACTATTCCTGAAGAAGTAGCACAAGCAGAGATGGGAGAGATACCACTATAATGTCTGACAAGGTATACGAACTGGGCGAAGATATCCCATACGATGAGACTAAGTCCGCCAACCATGGTATTAGCCAGAAGTGGCTGCACGGAGTGGAGGACGTTGATAGTTTCCGAGACCAGATTAAATCTAACACACGTATCTGGAAACAGCTACACAGAATTTTAAACAGTAAGTATCGTAGCGCCTGTAACCAGCCTATCAACTTTGATACGCCTAACTACAGAGAACGTTTGATATACTGGGAAGGGTATAAGAAAGCGTTGCGCGATATTAACTCACTACTTCCAAATAAGGATTAGGACATGACCAATGTACTAGACTCGCTGGACACGACCAACGAACCAGCAACACCTGCAAAAGACTCCAAGTCTGATGACCTGTCAACACTGGACACTTTGGTAGGAGAGGGACGTAAGTATACCGATGTGGAAGCTCTGGCTAAAAGTCGAGTAGAAGCGGACGAGTTCATCGAACAACTCAAAGCCGAAGGCGCTGAGATGCGAGAACAGCTCGGTAAGCTCGAAGAAGAACTGAAAGGCAAAGCTGAAGTAGAAGAACTACTTAAGAACCTCACACCGAAGCAAGAGGTAGCGGATAACCAAACGCAACTGACCGCAGAGGATGTAACTAAAATAATTCAAGACCAACAGCAGCAGACGGTTGCTGAGCAGAATAAGAAGGTAGTCGAACAGAAAGTCCTTGATAAGTTCAACGGTGACACTGAAGCTACTAAGCTGTTCCTTCGGGAGCAACTGGTAGATGCAGGTGTATCCGCCTCGGACTTCCAAGCACTAGCTAAGAACTCACCGAAGGCTGCTCTTCGTCTCGTTGGAATTGATGCTAACATTACTAAACCAACTCAGACCCCAGCAGTTTCAACTATCCCATCTGTGAACAACGAGCAGATTCCTGAACCTAGTGTACGCAATGATGCGTACTACAGGGCACTGCGGCAGAAGATGGGTAGCAAGGCTTTCTATGCAGACCACAATCTGCAAAAAGAAAAGTTCGACCAGTTGAACAAGTTGGGTGATGAATTCTTTAAGACAGATTAAACGGAGATAATATATGTCTATCACCACTGGTGTTACAGGCACACATCTGCACCGTGCTAATCTGTGGTCCTCTGAACTGAAGGAAGCGCTTCGGGACGAACTCAATGGTCAGGGCTATGTGCGCTGGCTTACTGATTTCCCTGAAGGCGACCAGTTAAACATCCCGTCTATCGGTGATGCGACTGTTCGAGATTACGTCGAAAATGACCCTGCGGTCTACGACTCTCTCGACACTGGTAACTTCCAGTTTGGTATCACAGAGTACAAGCAGAGTGGTCTGTACATTACTGAAAAAGCACGTCAGGACTCTTACTACGCTTCACAGTTGGAAGCTAGTTTTGTGCCCAAGCAGAACCGCGCTCTTGCCGAGAATATCGAAACCGATATCTTCGGTCTCGCAGCCCCTGCTGGCGACGCACAGAACAAAGCTTACAATGGAGTAGGTCAGACTGGCAACGACGCTAATACTATCAACGGCGCAGCTCACCGTTTCGCAGCGGGTCTTGATGGTACTACTGGTTTGATTGAAGTGGCGGACTTTGCGAAAGCATTGAACTCACTCAAGAGAGCTAACGTACCTGATACCAACCTAATTGCAATCGTTGACCCGTCAGTTGAGTATGTATTCAATACGCTGTCAAGCTTCACCAACTTTACCAACACTCCTCGTTGGGAAGGTCTGGTAGCTGAAGGTGGCATTAGCTCAGGTATGCGCTTTACGAAGAACATTTATGGCTTCGACGTCTACGTTTCGAACTACCTCCCGTCTAGCACGGGCGAGTTCACAGTACCTAACGGTGTCTCTAACATCTTCTTCTCAGCAGCTTCGCCGGATATCGTACCGTTCATTGGTGCGTGGCGACAGATGCCTAAAGTGGATTCTGAGTACAACAAAGACTTCCAGCGTGAAGAATACATTACTACGGCTCGTTACGGTCTTTCACTGTATCGTCCTGAGAATCTGGTAACTATCATTTCTGATACTAACCAGATTACTTACTCATAAGGAGGTATAAGTTATGAGTCGTGAAACAGTATGGCATAACGAAGATGGACTCGCTGTGGGTTTCGGTACTCGTTCAGCTCAGACGAACACTGGTGGCGCTACCGTCACTGCTGGTCGTACTCAGGAAATCGTATATACGTACGACGACCTGACTGCGCTGGGTACTGACGCTACGGCAGATTCTGGCATCTATGCTGCTGGCAAATGGGTTAACTCACCACAGATTCCTGCTGGTGCAACTGTACAGAAAGTAACTATTACTACTGATACCGCTGCAACTTCAGGTGGTGCTGCTGACCTGCTCATTGGTATCTACACCATTTCAGACACGGATGGTCTGTTGGATGCTGTAGACGCTGATGGTCTCGCCGCTGCTGGTGACTCTGCTTTGGCAGATTTCTCAGCTGTAGGTGAAACGGTAGTTCTGGATAAGTCAGCTGCTGCTGCTTACATTGGTAAAGTCAACGTGGGTTCTAGCCCTGTAGTTGTCGCGCCAACGTACGCAACTGCTGCTTATACAGCTGGTGCTTTGACTGTAACAGTCGAGTACACTAAGTAAGTCAAGAGGGAGGGGCTTCGGCTCCTCCCATCTTTAAGGAAAGGTTTGTGGATTCTAAGCAAAGAACATTAAGGCAATGGGGATTCGGTGGCTCTATACAGGATATGGAGGCTGAGTTCTACGCATCCGAAGGTTACGTAGGTGGCGGTCTAGCTGACCGACGCAGGGCTTTCCTTAGCGATAAAGGGTACTTAGACTTTGGAGTATACGCCAAGTCTCTTGGTTTCGTTAGTGAAGAAGAGTACTGGCGAGACAAGGTACGTCGGAAGAACACCGACGAAGAATACTGGATTATGGGTGACTCACAGAGTACTGAAGGTTTCCAGAGCCTCAGTAATAACTGGTACGACACATTCGGAGACAGTGTCAAGAATGTCTACGCACAAGGTGCTAAAGGTCTAAAGGACTTTGTAGGTGGCACACTGGACGCTCCGTTGAACGGTCTGACCCACCAAGACTTTATTAACGACAACGGCACACGCACGTTGTTGATGTACATAGGTACTAATGATTTAAACAACGCTGGTTTCCCGTGCACGACAGAGGCACAGGTAAACACAGCAGTGTCAACCCTCACAGCAAACATAGACACAGTAGTAGCGGATTGTCGCACCGCTGGTATGAAGGTAGTTATCAGTAAGCTAATGCCTTTCAAGGGCTTCTGGTTCTGGGACTACGTACCTACTGAAGCTTGGATTATAACAGGCTGGCAGAACGTTAACGCACATATTGAAAGCTTACGAGCTGATGATGTTATAGTAGTAGACCCACTAGCTCTCACAGTAGTGGCAGACTATCAAGTAGACCAGCGCCTTGTAGCGAATGATGAACTACACTGGAACGACAGAGGTCGTTACCTGTTTGGTACACACATGCGTAGAGGTGCAGCTAAGCTTGAGCACTGGAACTCTAACGCTAAGACAGCACTAGGAAACTACTCAGCCCTCACTGAGGTAGAGCAGGATGCTATGGGTGCTTTCATTGTAGACCTAGATGATACGTACTCCTCAGTACGAGAAGCCTATGTGTTCGGTCTCACCGACGATGGTGACCAGTACGAGGGTATCAAGGGTAACACAGCCACAACTAGTGGTACTGTAACTAACCAAGGAGCAGACGGTATCTCTCACGATACCGCCGCTAGCTACACAGACCTGACAGTCATACCGCAAGGTAGTGGTGGAGCAGGAGACGATGAACTCTCGTTCGGGGTATACAACACGGCAGTCCCTGATGTAGACGTTGGCGAGACAGTGTACGTAGCTGGCGTATACCAAGCATTCGCAGGGTTCACGGACAGCATCCTACTCTGGAATGAGCACGCCTCTCTGGGAGAGCGTATGCAATGGGCAGTTACTGGTACAACGGTTACTCCTGCATTAGAGCCATACGTCTCCGATAAAAGCTGGTTACTAAATGAGTACATCCAGTTGACCCGTACCTCAACAGGTACTACGGTGACCCGAAAGATTAACGAACACACGGAGACAGGTTCTACCCCAACTGGTAGCGCTCCATCACACAGCCAGTTCCTCAATGCACGTAATGGTACGGCAGTGAGTAATAGTAGCGTAGCTGGATTACAGGTGTTCTTCTACATTACTGGGTACAGTGACCTCGACTACGACGTAGTAAGAGAAGCGGTACGAAAACTAAAACGGAGATTAGACAATGGCTAAGACTCTACTGAAAATGACTCAGGACATTCTGAGCGACATTGATGGAGACGAAGTAAACAGCATTGATGATACTATCGAAAGCCAACAGATTTCACGAGCTATTGTGGACATGTTCGACTTCATAGTATCAGACCAAGAGCTGCCCTCCATCAAGCAGACCTTCCAACTCGAAGCGTATGGGGACACGGATAAGCCTACACACTTCGACATTCCCGCAGACGTTAACACCATAGACGTGTTACGTTACAATACTGCGGACGATGGGGAGAGGGAAACCTTCGTCAAGGTGTACTACCTTGAGCCAGTGGATTTCCTGCGGCAGACTAAGAACCGTAATGTTCTGGACACCAATGTCATCTCAGTAGAGGTAGAAGACAACGTCACCGTGAACATACGTAACGATGTCAGCCCTACGTACTGGACGACGTTCGATAACGAGACGATTATCTTCGACTCCTTTGACGAGAACATCAGCTCAACCATGACAGCTTCCAATACCGAAGCGTATGGTCAGCGTCCTCCCACGCTCTCGCGTGTAGACGGTGCGTTCATTAACCTCCCCAATAACTTACTCCCGTACCTCCAAGCAGAGGTACGGGAGTACGCCTTTGACGTATGGAGAGGCGGAGCTACACCAAAGATTCAGCAGCTTGCTCGTAAGGGTAGGGTGCGTCAACAGCGGTCGCGTGACAAACTGCGCCGCAACGTTAAACTTCCGAACTACGGACGTAAGTCGATAGGCGGAATAACTGTAGGTAGTGTGGATAGCGGATACGCTAAACCTCTACCTGACCATCTCAAGTAGGAGACCCAATGGAACTTGAAGACCACATCAAGCGAAGCTACGCAATTGAACATGGTATAGATGCCTTCGGTAAGAAGTGGGGCATTACTCTTAAATCACAGACCTCACTGTACGGTATCGGTTTGGTAGATAAAGATACCGAGATTGTAACGATTCCCAAGAAGCACCCCAGTAAGTTTATTGCTGGACTGTTTACTAACACTATCAAGGCTCGTGAGAACCTTGACCTATACCTTAACGAGAGCTGGGACTTTGCCGAAAAAGAAGCGCAGAAAGCTACCCGTAAAGCCCACAAAGACACCGTCAGTAAAGCTGACGATGCTCCAAAAGAAGCTGTTGCTGCGGAGGGCTAATGCCACAGATACCCGTCGATAAAACGTTCTTCACCTTCAGTAAGGGATTCCTCACCGAGGTATCTCCACTTAACTTCCCAGATGAAGTAAGTCTTGAGGAGGAGAACTTTGAATTACTGCCCGATGGGAGTCGGCGCAGACGACGTGGTATTGCCGTAGAAACTGACACAATAGCCATCTCCCTACAAGACGAACTTGAGGGAGATGAAGCTATGCAAGCTTTTGTATGGAAGCACGTAGACTTAGATTCCCAACAGAACTTTGTCTTGATACAAGTGGGACTTTACGTGTACGTGTACGAAGAGAACGAGGTACTTGGTGGTAACTACACCGGAGAGATTATCAATCTAGCCGACTCAGTTACTACCACAGCCGCTGAAGCGCGGACTGTACCTATCTCGTTTACCAGTGGGCGAGGACATCTGTTCATCGCCAGTACAGACCTAGAGCCTAGCTACGTAACGTATGACGCTAACGCAGCTACGAAGTTCGAAGTAAACCAGATTGGAATTAAGGTACGGGATTACGTAGACATTGACGATGGTGTCGACCTACTCGATACACCATCCGATGACCCTGACAACGCAAACAAACCTACGCCATCACATCACTACAATCTAGCCAATAGAGGCTGGGCAGTAAGTGGTTACGATGGCACAGCTGGTTCAATCCCCAGTAACCCGAAGGGTTCTAACGGAGTGGACTACCGACACAACAACGGGGTATGGGCTAGCAAAGCCATGTTGCCGTGGGTTGGTTGGAGACGTAGTACTGTAGAGGATTCTAACTGGTACTCGCTCAGTAGTTCAAGCAAGGTATGGGATAGCTCCCGTTTCGATGAAGAGATTTTAGCATATGTACCAGCACCAAATGGTTCGCTTATCATTAACCCGTTTGATACCAGAACGGCAATCGCTCCGCTTGATGGAGACAGTTATGTGCTACCTAATGTATATCACAGCAACTTCTATCCGACAGGTTTGGGAACAAGCACCCTCACCTTTCGGCTTGACCTTGGTACGACCCACACACTAAACGTAGGGGACACTATTGAGATAGGTCCGTCTAGTTCTAACTTGATTACCTACTTAAATCACGACGGTAACAAAGCATCCATTGAAGCGTTAGGTGGAGACTTGAGCGTATTATTTCGCAAACATATACGGATTATGTGGCGGCTCTATCCTAAACACGTGGTCACTAACGTAGGTAGTAGCTGGATTGAATGGGAGCTTCCCGCAGCGTGGGGAGTACACGCTACGTCTCTGTATGATAACACTTGGAATAAACCAGCCACTGTAACGAACAGTGTACTAGATAATCCAGAGGGAGAGGTAACTACTAAGAGACCATCCTGCTGCGAATACTACGCAGGTAGGATTGTGTTCGGTGGTTTGAATACCTCTCGTTGGTCGGATGTAATCTTCTTCAGTAAGATTATATACGACGATAACGACTACGAAGCCATGCTGCAAATGGCAGACCCTACTCATCCAGTACTGAACGAGCTGCTGCCAGATGATGGTGGTACTATTCAGATACCGGGATTAGGTACAGCCATTGAGATGGTAACCTTCCAAGGTAGTCTGCTAGTATTCGGCAACACAGGCGTATGGGAAATATCAGGCTCACAGGCTTTCGCTGCCGATGACATAATCGTGAGAAAGATAACTGAAGCGGAAGCTATTAATAAGCAGGGTATCATTAAGACAGATGACGTTGTGATATTCGCGTCACACCGTGGTATCTACGCAATTGGAGGAGACGGACAGACTGGTCGGGTACAAGCACAGAACATAACCGAACCTACTATCCAGAAATACTGGAACGACCTCGGCACAGAAGCCAGAGCTAACTGTCAGATGGCATACGATGATAGCCTACGTAGGGTACACATCTTGGTCAACGAGTCTAATGATGACTCCAAGTACTACTACGACGCAGTACTGACGTTCGACCAGAGATTAGGAGCGTTCTACAGGTACACTTTCAACAAGGCATCTGATAACTATATCGGAGCTTTCGTCGCGCTATCAGTAGCGGATGACCCGTCTACCTACCAGAAGGTTAAGTACTTTAACGTGGTCAACAATAGGCAGCTACGCATAGCTGACCAATCGGTCTACGCTTTCACTGACTACGACTCAAGTGAGAAAGTACCGTACCTGATTACAGGTTACGATAACCTAGGAGACTGGTCTCGTAAACGATACGCACCAGTAATCCACACGTACATGGAACGTACCGAAGAGGCATGGGAAGATGACGGCTCTGGTAACCTAGTAGTAGACAACCCTAGCTCGTGCACTATGCAAGCACGGTGGGATTGGACAGACTCAAGTAACGCCAACAAGTTTGGTACAGCACAGCAGGTATACAAGCACAGGCGCGTGTATACACCTACGCAAGCAGGAGACGCGTTTGACAATGGAGAACCTGTGGTAGTTGTGCGGTCTAAGGTACGAGGACGCGGACGCGCTCTAAACCTTAAGTTCACAGGCGAAGAGGGCAAGGACTGCCATCTCTTAGGTTGGGCAATACATTACGAAGGAGACAATAAAGTCTAATGGCACTAAGTCATGTAAGAGCAGCTAGACGAGCATCGGCAGCCGCAGCTGAACTCCGTCGTATCAATACCTATATGGAACGTCGTAAGCGTATCCGTACAGGTCTGCGTGCGCAAGGTGAACTGGGAGCTATCTATCCACACACAGGTGTAGGTACAGATAAGTCTTCAGCACCCACAGCACAGATAGGTAGTGTAAGGACACAGTTAGCAGACGCTACCAACATAGGTAACCGTCAGGAAGAACTAACGGAACAGATGCAGGAAGACTTGAAGTCGGCTCGTCGTGGTGGAGCAATATTCCAAGGCGTAGTTATTGCAGCTACTATTATCGCAACCATCCTTACCGCAGGCGCGGGTACAGGTCCGGTAGCCAGTGCTGGTGGCGGTGGTAGTACCGCAGCTACAGGTGCTACGGGCGCAGTAGGTGCTACGGGTGGGGCAGCTACTGGTGCTAGTATCACTACTACTGGTGTAGGCGTAGGTGGTTCAGCTGGACAAGGTTTGGCTATCGCCCAAGGTATCTCAGCATCTACTATAAGTAGCTCTACTTCCGTAGGTTTCTGGGGAAGTATAGGCGCAGCAGCTAGTAAGCTAACTAGTATAGCCCAGCCTATAGCTACTAACGTAGGTATAGCCAAGAGTGCCTTGGGAGTGTTTGACACTAACGTAGACCAGATGGTAGCGACAGCAAGTATCTCTGCTCCGCAACCCTCACAGTCAGTACGAGCTAGTGAGTTCGCGTCTGCTCGTAAACAGACAGGCAGATACGCTGGTATACCACGCGTTAATGACGGAGCGTTTAATGGATAACGATAACAAGCCAGTCATTGAAGTGCCAGTAGCAGAGCCTACCTACCCAGAACAGGGTATACTTACACCTGAACCTACTCCAGCTGTACCGGAATCGGCAGCTGAGGATATGGCTGTGCAAGCAGCCACTATAGCAGACGAACCTTTCAACAAAGACTACCTCAAGCAACAGACACAGGAGTTCCTAGACACTGGGGAAAGTAAGGTCACCGCATCCTACGAGATGCTATACTACAGTGATGCCACTACCAAACTATACATAGATAAAGTCAAGGACAAAGCAGCAGAACTCGGCGTAGCCCCTGTTACTGTAGCTCAAGTGTTTGGCTCTCAGTTCTCCAACGAAGCAGAGCAAGAGGCTCTAGCTTCTAAGGTAAACCCACAGGCACACCTGTACTTCCAGAAACTCTTGGACGACATGAACCACCCTGACTTCGTGGACGGGGAGACTATGGCTATGCGCCGTGAGATGAAACGAAATAGTCGTACTACGGCTGAGTTCATCGACATGCAGCGCGATGAGATAGTCAAGGAAGCTCAGGCAGAGTTAGCTCGATACTCAGATGAAGAAGGGTTTGAAGACAAGGTATCCGAGACTATCGGAGGTCTACTCGTAGAGCTAATCCCCGGATACAACTTTGTTAGGACACGTAAGTTTGTAGACACTGTCTCAGAAGATGGTATCCCATTAATAAGTCTGTCTGGTGGTATGATGGAAGAGTTACGTGCGCAGACAAAGGACGCGTACAACAACGACCCAGACAAGTTCCTAACGATAATGAGAAACATTCGCAACTTCGCGGGTGACCAAAGCATGATAGACACGGACTTTGGTACTCAGTATCTGTTCGGTCGTATCCTCACAGACAAGACTCTTAACGGTCAGGTCGAAGACTCAACGTGGCTATGGTCTATGGAAGAGGGAGTTATTGATGTCATTATCAATAACGCCATTGACGTACTAGACGCAACGTTTCTTACATCTATAGTAGGTAGATTGGGTAGAGCGGCTACTGCAAGTGCCGCGTTCGGCGCTACGTGGAGACACGGTATGGGTGCTTCACATAAAGCAGCCAACGCCTACAACAAGTCACACCTCAATGACCAACTCCTCCTTACGTGGGAGAACCCTACGTGGCAGGGCGGTAAGTCAAGCCCTAGTCCTCACGATATTGCTGGTGCTAACACGCCACACTGGGGTAGGTATGCTGAAGTCAAGGATGATATCCCAGACGTAACCTCACTCACAGCAGCAGAGTCTGCTCGTGTACAGCACCTACGTTCTCAGGTAGCAGAGATTGTAGAGAACACCGAGGGTGCAGCCCTCACAGGACGAGACAAGCAGTACGCTGTTAGGCAACTAGAGTTAGATATACAGAACGTGTGGGGAGGTCGTGCAAGACCGGGACGCTCTAGTCTTATACCACATGACGATGGCAACGGTGTAAAGATTCAGGTTATGATTGGTGGCGATACAGTCAACGGCATGACTGAACGAGCCGCCTTAGAATTAGCAGAACAGTATACAGTGGATGGTACTGGTGTCCGAATCTACAATGTAGAGTTCGGCAAGATGCGTCCGTACTCTACGGGACGTGAGGCTATGTCGGACCTAGAGAAACTTAGGTCAGGTAAAGCTACAGAAAATCCGGGGGAGTACTACGTTGAACTGGCTTATGATTATTATTTCCGTCCTGACGACAAGTTATTGTTCGGAGACTACCCAGTACTCAGCCCAGCAGGTTTGGGACGAGCAGGTAGACACCTACTCACTCCATCAGCACAGTTTAGTCCAGAGGTTTACAGTCCTTTTGTAGCCAATGTGCTATCAGAGCAAGCTCTGTCATCATCACTAGACCGTATCGTAACACCTCTGTTCCAGATGAGCAGAGATGTACGACGTAACGTGGGTGAGATATACGACTGGACGTATACTAAGTCTATCGAGCAGAACGGTAAGCCTGTCTCTATCAGTCAAATACGGGAGAGATTCCCAGACGTTACAGCAGACGAGTTGCACGGTTACTCGCTACTGCGTGAGTTCTACCGTACACTGTATGATGTACAGAATCAGCGTCTGTACAAAGACTACGCCTCTCGTGGGTACAAGACTCTCACTAATAACGAGGGTACTGTACAGATACACGGAGAGCCACTGAAGCGTGAGTACTTCAAGACACACAGTCGTGGTGGTACAGTATCTGTGTACGACCCAGTAAGTGGTAGTACCCGCAAGCTAAAGACCAAGGATATCAACACCATATACAACGCAGGTGGTTCAATCATACGAACCGACCTGCCTATCAGTGCGGGTGACAAAGCGTACCATAAGCTAGTACTGTTTGATAACGAAGTAGATGCCTTCCGCATCCGTCCGTTGAATCAGAACCCACTGAAGAGGTACGAGGGTTACTATCCTCGTATGTACGAAGACCACTACTACATCAACCGTACCGTGCGTAACGCTACGCTGGACGGACAGCCGCACACGCAGACACACACGGTGCGTATTGCTGGTACTAAGAAGGAAGCTGAAGAGTTTGTTCGGAGAATGAACGCTAAGTATCCTGACCAAGAGTGGTCATGGAGTGATGGAGCTAGGTTCTCCACCAAGGATAGGATTGCAAAAGACCTAGAGGCTATGCAGGTAGAAGGTCGTCTGTTCTTCGACGACAGGCAGAACGCTCCATTGATGAACATCAACGGTACACCTGCGGACATTGTTGACCCAGTAAACATGGTACAACGTTCTAGTCGTATGGTATCACGACAAGTAGCCGTAGAAGACTTAGTCAAGTCTATGAAGAATGCCTTCGGTACTCAGTATGGTCATCTCTTAGAGAAACCACTAGACCAAGTACCGGCGTCTCAGGTGCACGAACAACTCAAGCACCAGATGTTAGAGGGTGAAACAGACACCATACGTAAGCAAGCATCCGACGCCCTGAACTTGTGGGACTATATCCGTGTACAAGAAGGTAACATGGACAACGCACCTAAGTGGTTCAGACGACAGGCTGTAGCCGCAGCAGAGTTCGTACACGAAACCATGCACGGTGTCAAAGGATTCAACAGACCTAGCACATGGTTGTTCCGTAACGCACACAAGGCTGCTCCGATTGAGACAGCCAAGCAGTTGGCGTTCATCGACTTCATTGTCACACGTCCTGTACGTCAGGTAGCTCTACAGGCATCTCAGCACTTGTTTGTGCAGAGCATAGCTCCTGAGTACATCGGTCGTATGCAACGTGATATGGTGCTCCTGCTCGAAGGAGCGAAGCGCACCTCCTTGGCACAAGCCTATGGTAAGGATGTTGGAGACTTCCTTGTCAAGCGTAACGCAACTATGATGGGATTGACCGAAGAAGAGTACCTTACACTGGTACACCAGTTCGAGATAAGTGGTAACCTTCAGTCAGTAAACATGCACAGTCTCGCAGGAGACCTACCTAAAGCTACCACTGTCACACCACTGTCAAAGGCTGGTGACGTAGCACAGACAGCGTGGCGTACAGCTACAGCTGCGCCTGTGCGTGAGGGTATGCAACGGTATGGCTTCGACCTTGGTGAGCAGTTGAACCTTAGTGGTTCGTACATGCTGGCTATACATGAGTTTAAGAAGTCTACTGGTAAGACTATCGGACAGTTCACTAAGGATGACTGGAAAGCTATCTCCATTCAGGGTAACAACTACGCCCTGTCTATGAACCGCGCTAACTCACCTAAGTGGCAGACTGGCATCTTCAGTCTCCCCCTACAGTTTATGTCCTTTACGCAGAAGACTCTGCTCACAGGTATACGTGGCATGGGTAAGACTGGTGCTAAGTACGGTAACAAAGCAGTTACCACACTAGAGGCTCGTAAGATTCTAGCTGGACAGATGCTACTGTTTGGCGGAGCAGGCTTTGGTCTTAAGGACTGGGCATCAGAGTACGCCTACCAAGCCATGGAAGCAGCTGGTCTGGTAGACCATCCGCAGGCACAGATGGTAGGAGAGCTACTGGCTAGTGGTATGCTAGACATGAGCCTCGATATGATGCTCACACTTGCTACTAGTGATGACACTGACTTAGCGTGGGACGAGTACCTAGCCCCCGGTGGTAACATACTACAGACAGCACAGGATTACTGGGATGCTGCATGGGGACAACCTATACTTGAGACAGCTATGGGTGCTTCTGGCGCTACTACATCCCGTATCTTGCAGGGTGTACAGCTAGCCCACACCATTATGAACTACGAGGTGGAGGGTAGGACAGACGCACAGCGTCTATCACACGTCAAGGACGAACTCTTAGCTGGTGCGTTCAGTGGATACAGTGATTACTACAAGGCTAAGCTAGCTTACAAGACTGGACATTGGATTGACCGTAGCGGTAACAAGTCCGCGTGGACTCCCACTATGACGGAAATCCTAGCTAAGGGTATTGCTGGTCTTAATAGTGAGCGCTATCTTACCGAGTATAAGATACGAGATGAGGGACGAGAGTACCAAGCAGCTCTCAAGCATGACGCTACCACTATGTGGAAAGAGATGCAGCGCGTCGCTATAGTAGCAGCTGATGGTGAGATTACGTCGGATGATATGATAGCTAAGATTAACTACATAGCAGACGGCTACAAGGATGTGTTCGACGAAGAGGAGTGGATGTACGTCCTTGAAATCTTCCAAGAGTTAGAACATCGTAACCAAGATGGGCGTAGAGACAGTGTGGGTGAGTACATAGTACGAGCCTTCGGCACTAATCTGTCAACACCAGACAGTATCGTGTCTCGACTCCCCTCTGTTGTACCAGAGGACGAGCGAGCCGAACTACTGGAGTTACTACGAGCTGTCGATGAGCAGATTAAAGCAGAAGCTAAGAGTACCTACGACCTGACAGTACGTGGTATGATTGAAACAGAAGAGAATCTTAAGAGACTTGAGGAGCAGTAATGCCTAAGACACCAACATTAAGTGACCCGCAGACTCAAGGTGTATCCAGTGTTGAGACACAGGACGGCACTGCTATGAGTCTGGACACTGCTATCTTTACCGCTAAGAACGCTATGGATATCGGTGGTAAAATAGCCACAGCTAACCGCAAGAGGCAGGGCAACAAACTACAAGGAGAGGTACTCGACTCTCTCATTAACCTAGAGAACCAAGCATCCGCAGACTTCGACGCCTACGAGGGTGGTGGAGCGTATGCAAGTTACATGAGTAAAGCTGGTATAACAGCTGAAGACTTTACAGCAGCCAGTGATGCAGAGAAACGGTACTTTGTAGAGAATGCTAAGTTAGAGGCAAGGGCAGACCAAGGGGTACTGCCAGCACAACGCTTTGAGATTGAGAAGGAGAAGCTACTCCGCTCGTACATACGAGCTAATCCAGCCTACTCCAACGAGATACTCAGTATCTACGGAGCTTTCAATAAGTCAAGCGCTGTAAGTACCATCCTTAACACCAAGCAAGCCTTGGTGCAAGCACAGGATGCCGAGAAGAAAGAGCTGTACAAGAAGCAGCGGGAGCTAGGTGCAGAGCTAGGCGTAGACCTAGACGGTGAACTGTGGATGAATGACAGGGATGAGTTTTATCGGCAGCTTACTCCCAAGGTAGACGCACGAGAACGTACCATAGAACTGCAACGTATGACTGAGAGACGTGACGCACAGGGTGCGTACACGGCTTCACAGGCTCGTGAGTACGCGAATGAGAACATGGGCAACGCTGTTATTGAGGCAGAGACCCACATTAACAGCATCCTACGTGACCAGTTTGGTATAGTAGACCTAGACAAAGCCTCCGACCTAGACCCAGCAGAGCTGGATAGGTTGAAGCTGACCCTACAGTCAGGCTTAGTAGCCTTCCTCAGAGACCAGAGAGAGGTGTTCCGCACCACTGGTTCTCAATCAGGGTTCGATGGTGCATCTGGAGCGCACTATATCTCAGATGAAGAGTGGGCTAAGATGTACGAGCCTGTTGCACAGCTGTACACGGTAGCTCAAGAGCTAGTAGGAACGGATAAAGCAGCCGGAACACTGAAGAACGTAGTCAATATCTCCAAAGACAAGGCTCTAGCTAGAGTACCTAACGTAGGTACGGTACTAGCAGCCGCTGATATAGCAGGTAGGATGGGTAAATCCCTTGCTGGTACACGTACTGGTGTAGTGACTGACGCTTACCTAGCCAACGCTACGGTAACCCTGCTAGAAGTTAGCCAAACTAGCGACAATGGTGGGGATTCAGGTGGTGATTCACCTCCCGCTGTGTCCTCATGGAGCGAAGCAGTTGGTGAGCACTCATATTCTGAGTACACCAAGAAAGGTGGCGGTCTATCCCGTGATGCGTTCATGGAAAACGCAGCTGTTAAGACACTAGACACCGCATACGACCTCATCACAGCTCCCGAAGGCGTTATCCCAGAGGATAAGGTAGATAAGTACGCTAAGAATAGCGTATCCCTACTGTTCAAGGACTACTACGACAAGGCACAACGTGGTGAGAAGCTACAATCTCGTGAAGTTACCGATGGATTGCTGCGTGTAGCGGCAGCTCCAGCTTTCTTCGACATCTGGAGTAAGATGTCACCGGAAGACCAGACCGTACACGGTGAAGTAGCACGAGAGGCTATCAATTACCACTGGAATTACATGATGAAAGAAGAAGCAGGCTTCTATGAAGGTGTGCTTCTGAAGGATTTGGTAACTACGTTCCCACATCATGGTAACAGACCGTCAGTACCTAGCGACCCTATGGGTAGGTGGGCGCATCAGACTGTAACCAACCAGATAGATGCCCATACTTTCGTAGATAACGCTGGCAACCCACTACGAGCAGGGGATATGCTCACAGTTATCCGTACTGGAGACTCCAACGACAACCTACAAGTACAGTGGGCTATCCGTGAGGATGCGTTTAGTGGCGCTACCTTTGATAAGCAGAACTCTCAGGCAAGACAACAGCTGGAACTGATGGTAGCCAAGCTAAACACTCGCATGTCACCACGAATGACGCAGTTAGTCAAGGCTAACGCGCACTTCAATCCCGACTACAATGTCAACGGGAAGCCTAACTACGACGCTTCCTTAACTTTACTTTCAAGTAGCCTACTCTCAGGGATTCGTTAATGTCAGGTGCTATTGTAAAACCAGTCGTACAGGCGGGCGCGAAAGCAGGCGCACCTACCGCAGGTACAGTCATACCTAAGCTGAGTGATTATTCTAAAACATTTGGTGAGGGTGTGGGTATATATAGCCGGACGGCTCAAGAAGCATATCAGATTAATCTTAAGTCAGGTAACTTTGCCGGGACATCTATGCGCCCCGGTGAGTTACTCGAACTTACTGATGAGACTGTCGAACTTAGCACACTAGACAAGGCAGCTTTCGACAGAGAGATGCTGGATGGTAACTGGTCAGGTATCCCTGAGATACGGGGAGAGTACGACCGAGCAGGTTCGTACACAGTATCAGGAGTCACTGAACTAGAGAGGCTATCATACCTAGCTGAGAAGTATCCAGATATGCAAGTACCAGTTAGGATGGCTAACTGGGGTACTATGGGTGGTCTTAATCAATCCTCAGTCCTACCATCGCAGATGGTTTACAAGGGTAACCAGACCCGTGCTTTCCCAGACCTGCACGGTATGCCGTATAATCCACGGGCGGAGATAGAACCTAGGGATTTCATAGCTAACTCAGAGTATTTCATGCGCACACCTGTGCGCGATAACGAGTTTCCTACGTTCTTCAAGGCTTTGATGACACCGGAGTTTAACGCCCCGTACCATACGGAAGAGTTCACGCGGTATATGTATAGCACTATGACGGATGTAGAGATTGAGGGTATGGAGATACTGGACTCTGCCACAGCATGGCGAGTAGGTAGGGATACAGTAACCGACGAGAGCCTCAATACTACTAGACGGCACTTCCAAATTCAGCAGCACCATAGTAATGTACGAGATACTGAGTTCTTTGGTAGTTTAGACCCTGTCTTACAGGAAGAACTAAGAGCAGGTGTTAAGTCAGGTAAGATAGTAGGAGACGACGTGTTTGGAGGCAGTGGTGAACTGCCATTCTTAGTTAGTCGTTATGATTACAACTCTGCCATAGACCCTAACACAGGACAGTTAGCTGCTAAGAGTCTGCCTATTGAGACTGGTAGGCACTTTGGCACTACAGCTACAGCAGACTACTTCAATCCTAATACCAGATTTCCCGACAGGGACAAGGAGCAAGCAGGTAGTCTACGCAAGTGGCTAGCTGAAGACTGGGATGCCCCTATTGCTACTAAACAAGAGTTCATCAACAGAGTAGCCACTATCATAGATGATACTATACTCCCTACTAAAGTAGAGGGCAGCTTTGTTAGTTATAACTACAAGGACTTAGAGAGACAACTTAGAGGTTTGGTTGAGGAGTTTGAAATACCTAACGAGGGTATGATGAACACCTTAGTTCTAGACCCTGTGGTTAAGCAGGAGTTAAGTAACTTCAGTACCCTAGAGAGGGGATACCTCCAAGACCCTAGACCTTTACATGTACTAGACATAGGATACTTCAGCCCGCAGAATGTTGCGCGTAGTATGTTAGGCAGACCTGAGTTTGCTAAGTATGAGATGGAACTGTACGACTTCATACGCAACCCTAAGTACGAGAACAAGCGTATGGACTCGTATGAAGAGGGTACTAAGCGTGTATGGGATATTATCCATGACGCTGGGTACAATATGATTAGTTATCCTAACGCCCGTGAACCGCACGGAGCAGAGGGAGTCCCTAGTTTTATCATACCTAACACTGAATGGTCACCATACGTACCTCTAGTATCTAAAGAAGTAATGGATGGTCGTCCGACTATCAGCGCAGGCAACTATATTACCGGAGTAGCTGGTGGTGTAGGGCTTGGCTCTATGATATACACGGAACAGGAAGCACAAGCCAATGAGTTCCGTCGTCAAGTACGTTCAGTAAGAAATAATAATCCCGGCAATATCAAGGACTTAGGTATTGATTGGAAAGGGGAGACAGGTAAGACAGACTCAGGTGGTACCTTAGCCTCTGGTTCGTTTGAGATATTCTCAACACCAGAGTACGGAGTCCGTGCGTTAACGAGAGACTTGAAGACTAAGCGTAAGCGTGGGCTTACGACTATTAGACAGATTCTAGAAGTCTACGCACCTAACGGTAGGGAGAACGACACCAATGCGTACATACGTAGCGTTAGTCGTTCTGTTGGTATAGGTGCTGATGCACCTCTAAAAGATGAGCACATGTTTAAGCTCATAAAAGGAATCATCAAACACGAAGGTGGCAAGGAAGCTGTCAAGTACTATGATGATACAATAATAAGAACTGGTATGGAGATGGCTAAGTGAGTGATGACGTAAGCCACACGGAACTAGCGGTGGAGATAGGTCGAGTGCAACAGCAGTTAGATGATTACATCAAGGTACACGGAGTGACAAAGGCAGAAGTTAAGGCATTAGAGTCTAAGGCTGACCGGCAGCACGCTAACCTTATGGATAAGGTAGAAGCTAACGCGCAGGGTATTGAAGAAATAAAAGAGTCCATGACTAAATATAAAGGTTTTGTAGCAGGTATGTTATTTGTATTTGGTGCTATTTGGGGTTTGATGTTATTTCTTAAAACATGGATACTTAAAATTATAACTGGAGGTATTTAAATGAACGTATTTTTTAAAGGTTTATATAGATATATTTTAAATCAATTAATTGTTTTAGATTTAGTTGTTAACAGTTTAACGGGTGGTGACCCGTTTGAAACTGTATCCTCAAGACTTGGTAGACGTAACCGTAATACAGGTAATCCTTGCAAACCTTGTCAATGGATTTGTTGGGCGCTAGATAAGGTAGACCCTAACCACTGTGTTGACTCAGCTAAGTCTGATGCCAGTGATAGGGAAGTGTTCAGGCTCTAGTGGACGTATTCAAGAAAGGTATGGGGGGGCAGAGGCGTGACAGACATGCTCCCAGTAGGATTAAGGCTGAGTTTGGTAAAAGAGAAATGTCCACTATTGATAGAATACGGGTGTATTTCCAAGGTAAACCAAGCTCCCCCTATACTACTATGTTGTACAGGCAGGAGTATAACGACTTGAACAAGCACATACAAGGCAAGTATAGACGGAGACCTACTTACAAATGACAGCCCTGTTGACATTCTTTTCTAGTGGTAGGAACTGGATGCTGATACTCAGCGTAGCTGGTATGCTGTTCCTACAATGGTCAATGAATAACTACCGTGAGAAGCTAGAAGCTCAGGTTATGGCTGATGTAGCTACTGAGGTAGTAGTGGATGAACGACAGGCTTTCTCAATCGTATCGGAACGAGAAAGTAACGACGAATCCACAATGAAGGAGTGGGTAAAAGATGTGGAAGAGACTGGTACTAATACTACTGCTCTGCCTAGTACTCAGCGTGAGCGGTTGCTCCGTGTTCAAGAGTACGCCGAAACCTCCGGTTAGCTACAGTATCCCCTATAGCTACCTCCAGCATTGTGAGTTTGGTGGTTGGGAGTTCAATACAGTAGGTGAACTAGAGGCTGCTTATGTTGAGGCAGCCATGTGTGCGCGTACAGGTAACGAGGATAAGGCGCGTATACGGGAGTTAATTAGTGAGTGAGCAACGTAAGATAGTGATAGTATCGTGGGCGGACGCACACGGTTCAGATAAAGCTGTCACAGTAGATGACATAGAGCACGAACCCTACATGACAGATAGCCTAGGGTGGCTAATTAAAGAGGATGAAGTCGGAGTAACTATCTCAATGGATAGTTACCCCAACCATCCCGAAGATGTACATACTGTGGCGTTTATACCACGGGGTATGGTACGATGTATAACATACCTATCCGACGAGTAGTATGATAGGTATCATTACTATAGCGAAAGCTACAAGTAACAGGAACACAGCCCCTAACCAGATAGTCACGGTCTCTAAGAGGAACGAGGCTGTGTGCTTAAGCACCCTAGCTAGGGAATTCCACGACATTGTCAGGAAGTTCCAAGCCTTCAGCGTTAGCTTCGGCAAAGCCATGGTCGGCTAAGTTATCAGCGTTAAGTTCAACGGCAGTCATTGATACAATGTACTGCTTACCTGCTACATCCGTGAGAATCACATTGAACTCATACTCACACCCGTCTTCTGGTTCATCTTCGTTAATAGAAGCGACAACATACTGCAACACTTCTTTAGCCGGACGTTCTAAGTCCAGCGTGTAGAGACCATCGGTCTCGTTAATAATATCAGACATTATTTCTCCTGTGTATTTCACGTTCCACAAAGTATTTAATCTTGTGGAGGTCGTATATATCTGAGACACCTTCTTTGTGTCCCAATCTATAGCACGCTTTAAAGATATTACCTACATTGAAGTTCATATCTCGGTGTTCAATCAAATCACCCAGCTCTGAGGCATTGGGTGGAAGCTGATAGTAGTCCGAAGACCAGCCTTCCTGTCCTTCTACAACTCTTACTGAGTTCTCAAAGTCCTTCTCGGACACTCCATTAAGTCCCCGCTCAAGCGGGCTTGGTTCTTTAGCCATCACAGGTACTCCTCATACGGAGACTTGGCAAAGTTAAAGTTCGGACTTGCCAAGTCCCGCCTCATGTTGACGACTGTATCCATACCCTGTAAACAATTGTCACAGACCATAGTATCATCTCTCTGTTCAACTTTTCTCAGAACATCCTTAACTTGATGACCACATTCGGGACAAGTGTAATCATAGAATGGCAAACTTAACTCCCGATTTACGGAGAGCCTTAAGGTCGCGCTGTCCACCTACAAAGATAGACACATCACCATACTCGTCTTCAATCCGAAAGACATAGCGAGGACGCACTGAACGATAGGCTTCGTGCATACTGTTGTTTAGGTGCATAACACCGTAAACTATAAACCCTACTACCACAATGGTAGCTATAATAAGTGTAATTGTTTCCATTATTTCTTCCTCTTGTTGGAACATTTAGGACAGTGGTGTGGCTTGATACGCCAGAACCGTGCATTAGTAGTGAACCCACTACCACATTTGCTACAGAACTTTATAATCATAGTAGCTCCTTTACAGGGATAGGGTTTACCCTGCATATCCAATCTTCTACTTTCATAATTCGCAAGCTCCACCAACACAAGCAAGCTCTTGACTAGATGTGGTATTATCTTCTTCCTCACCTATATCTAAGTCAAGCGAAGTAGGAAAGTCTTTCATTAGCTCATTGTATTGGTCTTTAGTTATAGATTCATACGGGGCTTGAGGATACATGTGGTCATCTTTCGGAAAGAAAGAAACACCACTCATTATATCCCAATTCTCGTATACCCATGCTCCTACTTCCATCCATTCATCTTCTCGCACATAAATTGACACACTCGGTTTGTGCTCACAGTACGTTGTAGCGTAAGACTTCCACAAATCCAACTGTTCAATTGCTCCGTAGTCGTCAACAGTCTTACTTCTAGCAGGACTAGCAATCGGGAACGAGAAGACCAGTTCCGAAGGGTTGTTGTTAGCCTGCTCACAAGGGACACCTGCTTCAATAAGAGCGTTACAAAGAGGGTCGTTAGCATCAGCACGAACTCTTCGGATGTAGTACCGACTGTACCTCGGATGTATACCAGAGGAACTATCAACCAACTGAGAGACAGTACCACTAGGCTTAACGCAAGTAATAGCGGTAGACTCAGTAAGTCCAAGAGCAGCGGCAGTTTCCTTGTTTTGTTCAATTGCTATCTCCTTATATACAGACAAGTCCACACCCGCTTTGGAAAGCTTAGGGTGGTCGCAGATACCCGTGAGTGAAACACCCAGAAGGCGCTCATCTCTTGTGTTGTTAGACCATACTTTCCGTAAGTAACGGAATTCTGTAAGTCCGCTCTGTAGTGTCCCCAGAACGGTAGCAAGTCGAATCTTTCGCTCAATATCTTTGTGTACATCACCCTTCCTCAGTACTACTTCACTGAGGTTACAGAACTGTTGGGGTCTGAGGACAATCTCAGAACAGGGGTTTGTTCCAAACTCCCACTCACTATCACGTCGGTCAGGACACAGCCTTTGGCTAGCCTGTCGATTGAAGATACCTCGTTCCCCAGCCTTAGAGTTATAGAGTGAGTGCCACTCTTGCATGAATATACCCATGTCTGGTTTCTCGGTGTAACATACGGAGTTGTTAGCGAGTGCTCGCTGTGGTTCAGCGAAGTACCACTCCCCTGACTTAGCGTCCCGCATCCGTGCATCAGTAAGGTTAGAGAGACTGAGCAAAGCAGAGCGCCTAACCCCACCGCATACAACCACTTCAGCAATTTTGCAAACAACATCGTGCACCTCCAGTGAGTTTAACCTTCGTCCGGCAGCTTTCCTAAAGACTTCGACAATGAAGTTGAAGAGTTGTTCAAGTGGCTCTGCACCTGAACTCCTACCTCCAAAAGTTTTGAGTCTAGCTCCAGCGGGGCGCAGTCCAGATGTGTCCCATTGTGGAATCTGACCTGCGTAGAGCAGCCCAATAAGCTCTTTAAGTGCGGCTGCCCATCCAATTTTACTATCTCGTACTCGTATTGTAGTATCAGTCTCATGTAGTTCTTCTGCTACCTCTGGTAGTTTGTTAATAAACTGCCGCTCAACTGAGAAACCCACGCCGGTACCACACATCAGTATGTATAGTATCTCATCAAACACTCGGATATGGTCAATGGGTGTGTAAGCACAGTTGTATCCTGCTACATTGTCTCGCTCTAGCGCTGCGCCTGCTGTCATCATACAGCGCATACTAGGCATAATCTCCATGTTGTAGATGGCTTCTCTTAGCTCATCCCATGGTATGTCGGGATTACAATCGTACTTCTCTTTCATATAGTTGATGTATCTATCAACTGTTTCGTCCCAGTTTTCACGGCGACCTTCATCATCTAGATACCTAGCGTACCTAGACTTATATATGTACTCCTGATATGGTGTCATTGAGACTCCTGTTCTAACTCCTTGATACGCATACTTGCATCGTTGATAGTGTTTTCTACGAATTCTATCTCTTCTTCAGACATACATCCATCTACCATCATATACGCGTCTTCCAAATCTTTCAATATATCACTCATTAGGAACTTCCTCTTCGCCTCGTAAATACTTGATAACCCTATCTTCAAACTTGTCAATCAGTTCCTCAGAGGAGATGCTAAGCACCTCCACCAAGTAGTCAGGGTCAGACTCACGAAGCCTAACCAATTCAGAGAGTTCCTTTTCATCTAAGAACTCTATCATTAGAAGGGTATCTCCTTTTCTTTATCCGGTACTACCATAGTAATACCAGTGGGCACTGACACTTTCTTACCTATGTACTCCTCTCGTAAAGCTATAGTGTACCTATCAGAAGTGTTCCTAGCGCGAAAGATAACATAGACTACGGTTTCTAGTTTCGTCACGTCACGTTCTACCTCTACTTCCATAAGAACATCTTCAAGTAAAATGTGTCCAGATGCTTTGAACTCAGCATCCGTGGGTGCACTTCTAAAGCGGGGCGTACCACCAGCTATTGCACTCATACCAGTACTCCTTCATCTGCTTTCTTGAGTAACTTCCTGCTCCGTAAGTTAGCACCGCAATCATTACATTTATATCTCTGGTATTGTTGAGTCTTAGTACGCTCCACTCCATTAGCCTTAACATTCGTGCTACCACAATTCTTACATGTAGGCTCTGACACATCATCCAGCCACAATGCTCTATTTGGGTGGTTCGTAATCCAAGGAAGTAGCTCTTCATATAGTTCCTCCAGCAAGTCTATGTCCTTGATGTTGTACTCTTTCATCACCTTCCAATCCTTGGCATCGTTGTTCATACAACCTACCCAAAGGAGGATGCCTTTGTGCTGCATCTTAGAACCAATGTCAAGCTCTTGGCAGATGTAATCTAGCTTATTAGATGTGAACCTAAACTGCTTGCGTACTACCTTAAGCAAATCAATCTGATGGTATGTTGAGGGTGGTACATAGCCAAGCCTGACGAACTCTTTGTTAAGAGTCGGGATGTCAAACTTAGTACCATTATAGTGAACTACAACGTCTGCTTCATCGAGTAGTAACCACAATGCTTCCACCATCTCCTCTTCTGAGTGATGATAGATGGATTTATACTCAGTCTTAGAACTGTCGTACCACCGTGCTGCATAGCAGATAGTGTGTCCGGTTTCTATAATGTTATCAGTACCGATGTTAACCCTAAACATACCCCATGTTGCTACGATGTTAGGTGCTGTCTCAATGTCCAGCATCAATATCTTCATCGTCACTCCTTGCTTCTGCTAGCCATTCATCAGGTATCTGCCTGAGAGCAGCCTTGAAGCCATGCTGCGCTGCCCAGTCCATGTAACGGGTGGTGCTGCGCTTATCAATCTTATTGTTACGTTGAAACAGGAATCTAATATCCTCGTCAGGGTGAGCCTTACGTACCGCAATCATCTTCTTGCGTGTAGCTCTATCAAGCTTACCCTTAGTTTCAATTACTATACCATTAGGTAGGAAGAAGTCTGGTGTGTACCACCTAGTGGTGGCTACATTCTTAGACCCACAGTCGGCACACTCCGCTCTTGGTAGCGGCAAGTCGTACTCATAACTGTAGTCCTCATACTTGTATGGTATACCTTCGTCATCCAATTGCTGAGCAATGGTTGACTCTAGGTGTGACCTGAACCTTCCTTTACTCAACTTCAAACTCCGGTACTCGTGGTTCTTTTACTACCTTAGTTAGGTAGACAGGCTTATTAGAATAAGCGAACCCTCGTACTGATGGGTGACAAGCTTTCTTATAGTCACAGTAACTACACTTAGTACACAACTTCATGTTACCAGACTTACCATCTGGTTGTTCAAAGTCTGCTATCCGTTCAGCATCTTCTTCTTCACCATTAACTACCTGATGGATATCAATAGCTCGTCCTTTTATATCAGTAGTGTTTGCTACTGGTACTATGGCGTGCTTACCCAACTGCTTATCTACAAACAAGAAAGCAGTATCTAACGCCTCTCCTGTCTCCAGTAAGTGCGCTTGTCGGTAGAAGTCTAGCTGTGCTCGATAACCAAAGGTATCTGTTGTATCAGTAAGTCCTTGTTCTGTATACTTTTTATACGAGAAACCAGAAGCTGACTTAACATCTACAATCACATTATCAATGATAGCGTCTATCCTACCGGATACAGTCACCGCACGTATCTTACCATCCCAGTTGTATGTATAAGTAACCTCATACCTACGTTGTTCGTGTCGTACTGCGTGACCAGCAGCCTTAGCGATAGCTAGTGTAGTTTCTTCAATCATGTTGCCATAGAGGAACTTATACTTCACATCACCGCCTAACGTCTCAGGGTTCGGTGTGTTGTACTTGTACCACAACTGCCTCATGCAGTTGTTGCCTAGCATTGAAGCCCATACTTTATCCTTGTCCATCGGACGGAATTCTTCTCCGTCCAATGAACGCTGCATATGTTCTATCAACGCAGCTCCGTAACTTACGGAGTCTACGTCTGCTAGTCTATGGTCTGTATCGTTAGTGAGGACATCATAAATGTCCTCGACTAATGTATCTATCTGTTTACTCAAGGGCTTCCTTAACCAAGGACTGACCTGTTGAGTATACCCACAGCTCGTCAGCTACACGTTGTACTTCCTGAGTCATACGATTGATAGCGTCCTCACGGGTCTCATCAAGGATACCATCAAAGGCTGTTTCTACTGTGGTCACAATCTTAGTAGCGTGAGCCAGTGCGTTCTGTCGCACAATAGTATTATCAGCATGTGTTATTTCAAGTGGAAATGTCTTGCCCATTGAACCTGCTCCTTTAGCGGTTGTGGCTGTTGATTTTCCTGTAGGTTTCGCAGTAGCATCAATCTGCCACTGTCCATAGTTCTTACGAAGGACAGCGTTTACTTTCTCGCCTACCTTCTTAGCGTTGTATCCGGTGTTAATCTCGACACCATCTACTGTAGCATAATAAATCTTGAAAGGTTTACCAGCTCGTGAGACTTTGTCCTCGTGACGAGTCTCAGTTACCTCACCATTTACTTCAATTGTTTCTGCCATGGTTACTCCAGTATTATGCGTCCTCAAAGGAGAACGTCAGTGGAACTTTAAGTTTAGTTCCGGTTAATTCGTGCAATAGTTCAAGAACTTTGTACTCTGCTACGTCTTTAATTATGTCCCTTACACTATCATTAGACTCACAATCATTAGAAAAGTTCACATCAAATCCAATGGAATCATGGATTGTGTTAACTAACTTAACCTCATCAGGGTTTAATCCTATACAATAACAGGAAGACTGTGACATTATAAGTAGACCTAGTACAAAAGGTACGATGTCCCCAGTAGCAAACCCTTGCACTGGGTAGTTCTTAATCTGACTAGGGTTAAATGATGGTTCTGTCTGCCAGTGATACTTTGGTGGTTGCTGCTTGAAGAAGTACCTACGTCCTGTCTTGGACTCCCACATAGTCTCCTTGAGAATGTGTCCGTTCCATACCTCCTCACCATCTGTAGCCTCATCGTTAATGCGCCTCTCCATCGCATTGTGCCAAGCATTAATCCTAGGATACTCATTATACATCTGCTTGATGATATCCTTAACTAAGGATATATTAACACCTGATTGCTCAGCTAAAGTCTTAGCACCACCACCATATAGTGTACCAAACACTACACTCTTAACGATACGCCGTTCTTCTTTGGTCATGGTTTCTCCAAAGACTCGCTCACCAATAACAGAGTGTATATCTACTCCCCTCGTGATGTCCTGAATAAGAGCGGGGTCTTCACACAAGTCAGCCAAACCACACACTTCTAGTTGGTCGTAGTCTCCAAAGAATATGTGACCTCTTTCGAACCTACTAGTATACGTGTTCTTTACAATAGGTGGGTTGTTCTGTCCATTAGGATTGGAACTAGACAGTCGACCTGTAGCTGTAACAGCCTGATTATACTGAGGATGTACTAGGTCTGTGTCGTTACGGTTAAGTTGGTCAAGGATAGGGTCAATGTACGTACCCTGAATCTTAGACGCGGTACGTATCTGAAGCACTAGGTTGATGTACTCTTCAATCTTAGGGTGCATATGCTTACGGTACTTATCAATACTCTTCTCATCAACAGCAACACAGTCCTGTTTGTTTAGTGGTGTTTGCGCATATACCTTAGCAGCAGCAACATACATAGAAGAGTGTGTCATCAGCGCCTCGAACTCAACCTGTTTGAACTTATCTTTACCGTTCTTGTACGTCCCAACTAAGGTGCGCTTCTTATATTTAATATCTGGCGTACCAGCAATTAGGTGGCTAAGGGTGTGGTTAGATGTCACATTGACACCGTGGTCTACAGGTTCATCGCCTAGTATATCACGTATTAGTGTGTCAGCTTTGTCTTCTAACTCCTCGATAGTGTAGTGTAACCCTGCTTCTAGTTTGCGCATGTCTTCTAGGTCAACACACTCTCCGTTCCACTCAATCTCTTGTAGAGCTAGAGTGATACGAGCTTGCATATTAACTAGCATACGTAGTTGGTCGGACGCAGTTTCCAAGTACTCCATCTGCTTATCGTATACTTCTTCAAGTATGGTCACATCATCCGCACAGTAATCAGACAGAGCGTCTATGTCCATGTCTTCGGTCTGTACCCCAGCTTCCCACTGTGCTTTGAACGTAGTGTCCTTTGGGATAGTACAACCCCAGTACTCAGCTACTCTTTCAAGAGAAGCGTTAGCCTCACCAGTAATAAGATAGTGTATGACCATGGTATCGTGTATACCAATAATAGTAGTATGCCAAGCATGTGTACCTGCGTTCTTCACAAAGGACTGTCGTAGGTAATGAGCATCGAACTTAGCATTGTGAGCTACCAGCACTACCCGTCTTTCATTTATACCAGAATATAAATATACGGGCAACCCTGTTAGGACGTGGTCTCCATTACCATGAGCTACGGGTTTATCACCAGAAGCTCTGCGGTGTTTATACGCACTAGTAACGACATAGTTCTCAGGGTAGAAAGGGTCTGCCTTAAACTTAGACGGAGACTTTACAGTAGTCTCTGCATCAAAGAACACTAAGTCAGGTTCTTCACGTAAACATGTTAGATTAAGCGCATCCTCCACTAAACAACTCATGTGAATCTACCTCTCTCTTCATCAAAGTCTGCCTCGAACTTAGCGTGCTTAAGTGCAGGCTGCATCCTACCAGTGGTAGGCTTCTTGTTCTTGGCAATACTAAAGTATCGTTTGTCATCAACAGTAGGGTCTTTACCAATCATAATTAGTACATCAATCTCACCTTGTACACCAGTCTTGCTACCGTACAACTGAGACATGTTCAAGTACTTCTCACCTTCTGCTGTCCCGTCAGCCTGAATGATTGCGAACACAGCACCATACTTATCTGCCATGATACGACACCACTCAGCGAGCCGCTGCCGTCTACTAACATCATCTAAGTTATTGAAACCACTAACCTTTTCAAGTACGTTGATACCTATGAGTCCATAGTTACCGTCCTTGAGTTGTCGTTCAATATCGTAGATTGATAGTGCTGGTTTGTGGTATACGTCCAAGCGGCGACCATCCAAGAATTTTTGAAACTCAATGTTAGCCGCAGCAGGGTCAACAAGCACCTCACCAGTTGTATTGTTAAGTGCAGATTGAAGAACGCGCAATCCAACTTTCTCTCCGCCTTCTTCATTATTGAAGATAATTGCGTTTTGGTTGTCTGGTAGTTGACCCAACATATAAGTGAACTCCGATGTAAGGAAGGTCGTACCTCCAGTCTCTGGTCGTTTACCCACCACGATAAAGTCTGAGTCATGTATCTGTCCTACTGATTCGTTTAGCCTATCCAGCCGCCACTCTACACCACCAGAGAGAACGACGGTATCCACTAGATGTTCAACGTCCATGTCTACTAGACATTCTTCTTCCTGTTGGTTAATAGTGGCGACTGAATTCCTTTCATCTATAATAGCTTGAACTTCTGCCCATGTATCAGCATCCTCACTCTTATCTGCTAAGACTTGCTTAATGCGTGCCGCAGTATCCATATCACAAAAGGTATCAATAACATCTTCATTAATCTCTTCTGCTTTAATGTTGTCAATTATCTTTTCAAATACTATATACTGCATTTCCTTTAAAGCAGGATGGTATTTGATTTTGAATTGTAGTTTAAAGTCTTCCCAATCTACCTGTTCAGCATCAGGGTTATCATCGTACCACTTACGTACAGTCTGACTGATAACCTTAGTTTCTTTCTGGACTACATAGTTTGAGATGTACTCCTTGTACTTGTCAAAGTACTCACGCTCTCCAAAGAGAGCTAGTAGTTGTATATCTCCTGACATTTACTCTCCTTCAATAAGGTTATGTATCTCTGCGGTAATAGCAATGGTAGTATAATTCTTAGGGTCACTACGCTCAGACCTACGTACCTTTTCCTCACCGAATAACATAGTAATGGACTGCTCCATACTTTTAGCTTTCGCAACCACAGTTTCGTTATCATTATCTAACCAGATAACTATATGCTGATGTTTATCTGCTAGCTTAAATAGCTGTTCAGTCCTAGTGTGCACACCTAACAGTGGGTACGCAGTATACCCTGCTTTAGTACACTTGATAGCAGATAGCATATCTTCTACTATTACACATGTCATACCCTCTGTGTCATAATCTTCAGGCACTCCGTTGTTTGGAAACAACAAGCAATCTTCTTGCTCCATATACGGGTCTCTTTCCATAATGTACTTAGGTGGCGCATTAAACTTGCCCATAGGTCGGATTACTTTCACTACGGGAACTCTACGATAATTGTTATCTTCTGTTATGTCAGCACATAAGTACATTTCTACACTATCAGTGAACGTATTGTACCGTATGTCATACATGTTTATATCCTTAGTGCTAATACCCGACCTACCTAAAAAGCGTAGAGCGGCAGCACTGAAGTCTTCAGGTTGACACGAACCACTCCACTGTAGGCTTACCGGAGCGGTCTCAGCCTGATATTTCCCAAACGCAGCGTTGAGTTTATCATCAGCTTCTTGCTCGTCTTCCATAAGCATCGAGTGCGTGGGTCTACCACCCCAACTATCCTTACGGATAACAGCGTACCCTACACTACCGCAATTATGGCAGAAGGCTACCCTAGTCCACGGCTGGTCAGTAGGCACTGTAATATACAAACGCTTTTTAGTATCTTCACCATCAGGGCAGTCCTCGTGGTTGTATCTATACGTACCTGCGCCGCTACCAGCAGGCACTAAGGACTTAATCACCTTCCCTTGTATGCGACTGTCGTTGTTCTTGTAGCTCCTTAAGTATTTGCTCATCTTCCATCTTCTCTTTGTCAACTAGTTCATTCATAGCGTCAAAGGCTGACGCTCTACATACGGCACAGAGTGGGTCGTAGTCACCAATCCTTCGGTCAAACTGCCAGTCTGAGCCAGCCATTTCTTTGTTGCACGCTTGACATCGCATAGCTACACCTCCTGTATGGAGATAGCTACTACTTTTACATTGTCGAAGTCGTATACTATGCTGTGTATTTCATCATTGTCATACGCACCTGTGAACAGCATAGCACACAGTAGTGATGATGTCCATTCAGTACCAGCTATGAACTCATCTGAGTTAGCGTAGTACATACCATCATTACGTTTAATAACGTAACCTTTACAAATTGAGGAATTCATCTGCTTTCCCTCCTTTATGTTTCTTAGTAGGCAAACCACCTACCTTACCAAGGAACTTCTGTGCTTCATCACGTAGTTGCTCAGTGTCTCCAATACTAAAGAAGCCATGCACAATACCCTGTGCTTCCTTTAGTTTCTCTCGTGTTTCTAACGCACCCTTGGCTAAGATAACTGCGTGTTGCCACAGGATGAAGTTGTCGTAGGCATACGTCAGCATGGCTACCACGGATATAGCGAAACCAAAGGTGGCAATTGTCAGCCCAGTAAAGAAGGAATATGCTAAACCTACCAAACTTACCAACGCCATAAGCACTGCGACAGTAAGCTTCGGTCGCTTTGGGATATAAGTTTCCATACTAGTTCCTTATAGTTTTAATACATGATTAGTGAGGGTATCAATAAGAACAGTGTTCAAATCCTCAACCTGCTTAATTACCTTGGCATGGTCTCCATAATAGTACTTAACATTATCATCACAGATACCAATACCATATATTTCTACTGCTCCTTTACGGTTAATATCTCCAACAACCATAGATAGACCTTTGCTTGCACTACCGTAGTTGTGAGCGCATGTTGGTGAACCATCTGATAGAACGAGTAGTATTCTACGACGTTCCTTCCGTTTCTCAAGTCTGTCGTTAGCCCAGAGCACCGAGTCAGCGTCAGCATTACCGCCTGAGTGGTACTCAAACTTAGTGAACCTGTGTCCGATATCATCAGAGCTTACTCCATGTTCATGGAAGGGTTTGATAATAGCATTCTCAACACCACCTCCAGAGGTGGCAAAGGACAGTATCTCAACAGGTACTTTAAGTGCCGTGTTAAATACCTCATTGAGAGATGCTGCTGCGCTTGCAGCTACCTGCATTTTAGTACCGTACATAGAGCCAGACCAGTCTACCAAGATAGTAACGGCTGTATCAATATCAACAGCGTCAACCCTTCGCTTGAATATCTTTCTATTCCAGCTACCATCACCGACTTGAGGACAAGCCACTCGATACAGGTTTGAGTTATGGATTTTACCATGTTCTTTTTCCGATTCAAACTTAGACTTACGTCGTGCTTGGATAAGACGACGTACCCTATTTGCTAATGCTCTAGATTCTAGGTCGTTAATGCGCAAATCATTACGCCCAGACTTGTGAGTATAGTCACGCACCCTAACAGCACTATCAGGGTGCGGTTGCCACTCCCCTGTATTGAGGTATCTCTCGTCATACTCAATATGCTGTCCCTCTGGGTCTTGGTCAAGGATGCTCCCTTTACTATGGTCACTAAGTGCGAGGTCTTCCCACTTGACATTCTGGAACTCCTTCCTTGCCTGCTTGTCCCCATGGGCTTCATCGGAATCCACTTCGGACATGCCAGAACTACTGGCTTTCTTACCCTCTCCTTCTTCGCTGTCCTCACCTTGCGACCCATCACAGTCTCCTTCACATTCACCTGCATCTTCAGGTGGAGGCTCATCCTCACCAGTAGTCTTAACGAATATCTTTTGTGCTACCTTATATGCCTCCTCTGGAGTCTCAGCAGCACGCAGTTCGTCAACAAGACCCTCTTCAATAAGACGTTCGACCTCTGCCCTAACAGTAGGATGTACTGCATTGAGGTACTCCTCTGTTAGAGGTTCACCGTTGTTATCCCAGTCAGCACGGCTTGCTTCACACAAGCCAGCCATCACAGCAGCAGTACGAATATCATCAGGGAACTCATCAAGAGGGACATCACCAATGTTGTTGTCCCTAATCATACTCAGGTTATCTGCCATGCAGTACCCATTACCAAGGGACATATCAGCAGCGTCACCACGGTACAGCTTAGCGTGCTGTCGCTCCATAACATCATCTTCACAGAACCCATGGATGATACTCAGAATCTCTGAGTTAGTATCCCCTTCCTTGTAGTACTTCTCTTTAAGGTCAAAGGCTTCAGGTCTATCCAAATGCAGAGGCTCATGGATGTACATGTACCTGAGCAGAGCATAGTCCTTCTCGTTCATAGGAATCTTAAAGGATGGGAACACTACCTCACCATTCTTCTTAGCGTAAGCAGTCTTAGCTTCAGGGCTAAAGGATACACGAATACCCTTAGCTGCACAGCGTCGAGCTACTACACGTTGTAGAGTGTACCCATCTAGGATACTAGGTTTCTTAGCCATCGTCTTTGTCTTCCTTAATAATAACTACAAAACCATCGCAGTTACGGTTGTCTTTTTTGAATCCCGACAAGTCATCAAGGATACACCCTGTTAAGTCTCTAGTAAAAGAGGTACGTATAAGACCATTAGCTTCTTTCTTCTGGTCATCATAGTACCTAATCTCATACTCGGTAGGCTCTTTGCTCATAAGACACCTCACAGTTTAGTAGCTGTTACCTGCTTGTAGCAATCCTTAACAATCTCTTGGTCAGTAGATACTAGACGATTGAACACTGCCATACGGAAGCTAGCTTCCACATCACGCAGCAGTTCCAGACGTTCACACCATGAGATAAGCTCACGGATACTCATGGTCTGTAACAGCTTGCCTTCCTTGAAGGCGTTGCGAATCAGGTTGGCAATCTTAATCATGTCCTTAAGTACCATGTCAGGGATGTCAGGGAAGGACTGCTTCAACAGTTTCTTCTCCTCAGTCGGAGACATGTAGTCTACGTACACTGACTGACGGATACGGTTAAGGGTTGACAAGTCCTGCACCTCAGCAGTAAAGCTACCAGTGTGGTCGCCAGTACCATTGGTATTGTCTGTCAGCATAGCCCAGAACTTTTCCTCTGGTGCTTTCAAGGCACGAGCACAACCCTGTGCATCCTGCAACTGAAGGACATGAGGGTACTCAATACCTGACTGAATAGACAGCAGGATTGGTGAGCGAAACGCCTCATCAATACACCAGATACCACCATGCTTGAAGGCAAGCGTGGTGTCAGTATCCGAATGCTGGGTGATAGGCGTTCCGCTCTCTGGGTCTGTCACTACTGAGTTAGTACCGAGAAACTCCGACGCTTCCTGCTGCGGGTGGCAGCTAACGCGGAAGAAAGGGATGCGACACTTGGCTGCAATCTGTTCCAAGATACTAGTCTTACCAGTACCAGTCGGACCATAGAGGAGGACAGTACCCTTGTTGTGCATAGAGAACAGCACTTCTTCAACGTACTTCTTATTGAGGTAGTACTTGTCGTTGAACTCAGGGATGCGGTCTCTTACTTCCTCAGCCCAGTCCTCGTCCTTGAATAGAGGCACTGGAATATCAGGGATAGTAGAGGGTTTCCAGAACAAGGAGCTGAAAGCAACGTGTCCCTCTGGCATTTCAATAGTAGGAGTACCACCTAGGTACGCAGTGCGTTTAGTCATCTCCTCCTTCTGAGGTTTGCCTGACACCCCTGAGTTCTCCTGAATAGTTTCAAACAGCTTGCTACGTACATCTTCACTAGATGCCATCAGTCTTCTCCTAGTTTCTCTTTAACCTTAGCCACTATCTCATCATCACCAAGACCTTCGAACTCCTCAATAGTCTTAGCCAGATGTTCCTTCCATTCGATAACATCTTTCTTAATGTCATCAATCTCAATAGGCATCTCACTTATAATCTCTTCACCCAAACCAGTGAAGCTATCGAACATGTCCACCAGTGCTTCAGATGCAGCAGCGAATTTAACTTTAGCTTCCGCTAGTTCTTCTTCGCTACTTGCATTGTTGCAAGCATCAAGCGCTGTGGTGTACACCAGTACACGGTCAACCAGTACCAGCAGTGCTGAGTTGAGAGCGTTACCTACTGAGTGTTTGTTCTTGCTCTTGCTGTGATTTGTCATAACGTACATAAACGTTACCAACAGGGCAGGGTTAACAAGGTTCGTATCACCGAACCCTTCCTTATTAAACGTCATAGTTGCACTCACGCCGCTACTCCTTTCAAGCGATTGCTTTCGTAATCTTTAATGGCACGAGTCCTAGCTACGAACCGACCAGTCTTATGATTTGGCACATCCTTGGGCGAGCAAATAGCTACACCAGTACCTAGAATTTCTTTAGTTTCAAGGTCATATACATGAGCATGAGCCATCCACTTAATCTTAGAGGCTTGTTTAATGGTACGACCGAGAGCTGTGGCTCTACGTGCACCATCAAGGTCGTTGCTTTGTGTCAGTACCTTGATAAACAAACCTGTACCTTCAGGAAGAAGGTCAACATCGTACCGTGATTTCATAATAGTTTCCTATTTATAGTAACGAAAATGTTTAAAGACAGGGTGACGTAGTGACCCTTTCTTAGTTAGTTCTTGGTACTCTACCTCTACAGTACGACCAAGGACATTAGCTTGGGTTCTCCACATCTCCTCGCGCTGTGTATCAGTGAACCCAGTACCAACACCAACACGTTTACCTTCGTAATCAACGATAAGTTTACCGAGCCTACCTCGGTGCTTACCTTTACCTACTACCAGACCCACTACCTTAACATAAGCAGTGAGCTTTGGTTTTATCTTCACCCAGTCTGTGTGTTTCTTAGCATACCAGTACCCATTGGGGGACTTGGCAACAATACCCTCTGCTCCTAAGTCAAGGGCTTTCGTGTAGTATTCCTCTAGTTCTATAGGAGAAGTAACTTCGTAAGAGTCCGCGAACCTCACTATGTGCGTAGTGTCTGGCACAGGTTCCCAACCATCAGTCAGGGTGTGGTCACTAAGCAACCTCCACAAATTGCCCCACCTTTCTTGGTGATATGCTTCTGACACACCGTTCTTGTAGTCATCAACAGTGATGACATCAAAGATGACATACACTAAGTCATTACCCGCGTCTTGGTGTCTGCGAGCTAGACTAGACGCTTTCTCAAACCCATCAGGACTAACTAGCTCTCCATCAAATATAACAGTAGTGCCTTCCTTATACATCTTCGTAATGTCTACGTTAGTACGAAGCCACTGTTCGATACTGTCAGTACTGTACAGTGCGTTACCATCTCTAGTGAAGGACGCTGTGTTACCCTCGTCATCCATTAGGATGTGACACCTAATACCATCGTGCTTAATCTCTACGTTAACAGGATAGTCTAACTTATCTAGGTTCTCTACGTTAGCAGAGACCGCTAACATAGGCTTCCAACCTTGTACTACTTTAGCCATAGTTCTTTAGCCCCTTAAGTTTACGATGTCTGCTGATTAGTGATTTGTGTAAGTCATTATCAGCCAATGGGCATGACAGTACCGCAATCATCCTTACGCGCCGTTCCAGTTCCCGCTTGATGGCGGCGAGGAATAGAGCGTCGTTCAGCGGTAACTGTCGGCAGATAACCCCGTCGGGGTCCCTCCAACCAATGTGCAGCTTTTGCCACCCAAGCCACCGCGCCACCTGTTCTCTGTTAGTGGTCATCACTCACACTCCTTGAGTTTGGCGAGGGCTTCATCCAGCAAGCGGAGCAGGGTGTCAGCATCGCCTATCGAAACAGCACACTGATTGGCTGCATCTACAGGCACATTGCGTGGCTCAGTGCTGCCTTCTATGCGGTTTCTTGCCTTTCTTACTCGCGCCCGTATCTGTTCTATATCGTCAGTCATAGTTCTGCACCCTGTTCTACTTTGGCTAGGGCTTTGCGTATCGCATCACCACCGCAATCACACTTGTAATTATTGTGCGGATTTTGGTTTTCGGGGTGAGCCAAACAAAATCTGTCACAGAAGCCGTTTTCTGCCTGATAGCCTTGCCCTAAAGCCTCAACCAGTTCATCGAGGGCATCAACCTGTGCCTTGAGGCGTTCGCGTTCTGCGTCCTTTCGGTCGCATAGACTTGAGATTGCTTCGATGCCCACCTTCAATGCAGCGCAGTCAGACTCCAACTCATCGACACGGGCGAGGAGGGTTTGAACATCAGCCCGTAGCTGAGTCTTTGTCCAGC